TTGCGAACGTATCCACGATAAGCTGCAATTGATTCTGCTCTTTTGCTTGTTGACTTTATTCCAGGGAGCAAAGCATGGTATCGGTTGTAGACGTCGAGTGCTCGCTCCTCTGCCATTCGATTAAACACCGAACCACGATCTTCTTCAGTCAGCAATGTTCCGGCGATCAACTCATCGATTTGTCCTTTGATGTCAGCGATCACTTCGCCCATCACAGAGAGAACTTTCAAAGTCTTGCGTTTGCCTGCGCCAAATCCCACCATGAAGTTGATGGTCTTCGCTGGACGTCGAGAGACTCCGCACATGTCCGCGATCATTTGGTGGAAGTCTTCATCTGGATTTTTGGTGAAGGCTTCAATGCAAGCTTCATCCTGAATATAGTGCACGATTGTTCGGAACTCAATCTGGCTATAATCAATTGAAAGAAATGCATTGCTAGGTCGAGGATGAATTAGTTCCTTTGCAAGCTTGTCGAGTTGCTGACTATTCGGCCACTTGCTTGCCATCCGTCCAGTCCGCACAAGTTGGTTGTAAGACGAGTGCAGGATTTCATCCACGCTCAACTCTTGGTATGGTCTCACAAAGAAGTTGATGTGCGTATGCAGCTTCCGATACTGCATGATCTTTTCGACAATCTCTTTTGGCGCAAGCGGATGACTGAGATACAACAGCAATTCATGCTTGCCAAACGAAGCTTCACCAGATTCTGTAAAGCCGGCAATGGGCAAGCCATACTGAATGCAAAGGACTTCATAGCAGTCTGCATTTGTGTGTGGCCTGATCGGTCGGCCAATCAAATCATTGAGCTGTGCCTCGAGTTGAAGCATGGCATGCATGAAAAGCAGTTCACGCTTTTGCAGTTCGATCAAGTTGACTTGAAGTCCGTTCTGTTCTATTTCAAACAGGACGTGAGTCAAAGCAGTCTCAGTCTGCCAAACGTCATTCACCTCTTCCGGCATTTGAGCATCGATGAACTTATCCAACCGCCTGGTGGTCAAAACATCCTGGCAAGCATATTCCGCCATGATGTCATCGGGGATTGCTCCGTAGTCTTTGTTCTTGTGCAGATAGACTTGCAGCCGCTCCTCGTGAATACTGATGTCTTCATGCAACCAGTCTCGAGCAACTGTGTCCAAGCCATACCCACCTTTGCCGAAGCCTCGATCAGAATCGATCAGCTTTGAACCGACCACGGTGTCTTTGAGGATGATGTGTTCCGGCAATGGTTCAATATTGTTCGCATACACATGTGCGTCGTATTTCACATTGTGATTGACCCACACTTTTGTCCGTGCCATTATCATTTGGAGATACTTTTCAGACAATGGCACATCCATCGGGCAATACCACGCAAGCGGAAACTCATCCCAAGTAAACGCGAAACCTTTCGGCTTGCAGTTATGCCAAGGGTTCAAGCTGTCTTGCTTTGCATCACCAGAGGTCGTCTCGAAGTCCAAGTACAATCGCTCGATCACTTCCGGAAGTATCGGACGATCACCTGGGACTTCAATTAGATTTCCGCGATTTTCGAACTTTAACATCTGTGCTGACCTTGATCCATGGTGTTGTACGCTTCCATTCCGCGAACGATTGGTAAGGTGTGAAACCCAGACAACGTAAACCTGGGCCTATGAAAATGGAACTTGTCAAGCCCTCACAAAGGTTAAGTCGCCGTTGTATGTCATCCTTTGCTCGAGCATACTTTCCACCGAGGTCCTCCATGAGAATAAACAAACGACTCAACTGATGATGCGCCGGAACTAGCCCAGCCAAACGGATGGCCTCTGAAAGGGTTGGCGAGACTCTATAATTCGACGATGCTTGTTCTGAAACTGCACGAACACACTCAACAGCTTTTCGACTTGTCTTGCGCTTACCCATGGATAGTCCTCTGTTAGTTCGATATGAAAGTGAGAGTCAGCGCGGTACAAGTCAATTGGCTCGTATATAAACGCACCTTGAGCAAAGTATCGGAATGCAGAATTTGCTCGTTGAACAACGTCAAGATCATACATTTCTGTTCGACCAGGTTCCGCAGTTACTTCTCTGAAACGCCGCTCGATCAAGTCTCTGCTTGCAGTCAGCACAACTGTGAACGCACCTTGCAAGCGCAAGAATGCATCCACCATGTTGTACATTTCTGGTGAGAGTGGACTTGATCGATCACCTCGAGCATAGCTGTAAGCAACCTCGCTCATGTGGAATCGATCTTGCACAGTGTGCGCTGCCGCTTCATCAAGGTAACCCCAGAACCGATTGAGCGTACTTGGCGGACGAGTCAAGTGCCGATACAAGTATCCTTGAGCAACAAGCTCTTTGCTTGCCACAAGTTTCTGGGCAAGTGTCGTCTTGCCGAGTGTGTCGGTGCCTTCAATAATAATCAAGACTTTGGCTCCCTATAGCTTTGCATGTGAGCGGTTGGAAAGAACACCTTTGCTTGTTGCAATGTCAAATCCATTCCGAACTGTGCAACCCAGTTCTCATCACCTGACCCGATCTTTGCGACCATATAGTTAGGCTTTTCAATCAGCATCACAATCACACTAGCATGGCCGACTCCACCCATCGCTTCAAGATAGCGAACGTGTCCACCAACCATTTGCACGGGCAATTCAATCTCGACCTTCTGATAGAGCATCGTCGTCATCCTCCGAATGTTTGAGTGGGTTGTTGTGTGAGCACTCAGCATGAAGTCGCTGATGCTCACGATACGCGCGAAGCACTGACACCAAGTCAGGTGCTTTGTAGTTCGGACCTTTGAGACGGACACGATGTCCAGCCTCGTCGTCATCTTGCTTCTCTTTGGTCATGTTGCTATCGTGCACTTCAGCAAACGCATTGACCATCGGCCAATCAAACGTCACGGCTGTTCCAAGCACAACGTACAGCAAGTCAGACAAACCATCCAGCATTGCTGCCTCGAGGTTATACGACTCCTCAGTGTCAGTCAGCGGCAAACCTTTACTGAGTTCAATGCCAAGTTCCGCCGCTTCTTCAAAGATCAAGTGCATCCGACTGAAGCGCTCATCGATCGCACCGAGTGGCTCGAGCATTTTAGAAAGTCTTTGTATGCTCAACGAGACCTCTTCGAGTATCAACAAAGCATCGTCGCCAGGTCGGCATGGTCGGCCGACGTCAAGCTTGCGATGAAAATCTTTTACTTGTTGCATTTGCATTAACATTACATTGTCTCCTCAATTGGAATGTGTTTCGGTTTGTCAATTGCCGTGTTGGGAGTTCCATTTTCCAGCATGTGTTTCAGTAGCTGGATGTATGGAGGTGTCTTTCGATACGCTCTTCCACTGTCATCTCGCACAAGCGCATGCTTGCGCACCAAGAAGCTTAGTAGCTCGTTTGCTTTTTCTCTGTCCCAGCCAAGCCAATCTGCGATGTCCGTCCGATCAATCGTACCGCTGTGCAGTGACTGCTTTACAAAGTCGCGTGGGAAGCTAACGACATTTAGTCGCATCTTAATCTCAGTCGGATCCACAAGCTTCTGATTCATGCGAACAGATTCTGTGTAATCTCCATAGCCAAATGCCGAGCTAGAATACAATCGTCTAAGGAGTCCTGTAGTATATTGTACGTGCGCTCCTCGAACTCGAATGCTTTCCAAACTTTCTCCGGTGGAAAAAGTACGACTGGCAAGGCTCGCAGACAATCTTGCAATCTTGTGCCTGGTGGAGCCTCTATCAATAACCGGTATTGCATCTGTAAACTCCTCACAAAGGTTGGTTGACTCCGCCATAATTAAAGCAGTCGCGTCTTCATCAAAACTGATTTGCTCTGTTGTCCGTGTCCATGCCCAGAGAATTAACTGCCGGCATAGTTCGCTTGTATGAAGATGTGCAATCTTCGGTCGATGTATTTGAAGCTGATTGATTACACCTACATCAAGGTCGTTTGCAGAGACGATGCAACTGATGTCGAAGCGACGTACGTCTTCGAGTGCTCCGATCAATTCTGCAATCGCCTCGATGCCATAATTATATGAAGCCATCGCATGACCCGAGCGAGAGTTGCTCAGTGCTATCAGACGTGTGCGTGCATGAGTCTTGCGCTTTTCGATCTTAGGTATTTCAGCGATACCACTTGACCGCATGTCGGTAAGCTTTGCAATAACTTCTTTGCTTGCACCTTTGAGCTCTTCAAGTACAACCAATCGTTTGTCGTGCGTTGGTATGATGCCCCAAGATACGAACCACTGAGTTCCCATTTGGGCAAGTCCACCGAGTAGTCCAGCAACACTTGCATTTTTGCACTCCACTTTTTCGCCAAGGGCATAGTGACCAAGCATGTTCATGACTGTCTCGGTTTTGCCTTGTGCCGAGTCACCTACAACAAGTGCTTCAACCCAACCTTTGACTTGCTTCCCATCAAAGTTAAGCAGCAACGGAGAGTGATAAGCCAAGTCGACAATCAAGTGCACATCACGTCGCATATAGATTCGCGTGATATTTGCTTCGAAGTCTTCGTAGATTACATCAAGCCTCTGTTGAATGCTATCGACAGTCCATTCAAGAGGTTGGAATAATCCGAGACGTTCAAGCTTGTTGCACTGATAAGTACTCAGCGCATCTTTGGTCGGACGATACTTGCTGATAAGCAAAGTCGCATGCTGAGTTTTTGGGTGCGGATGCATCCGTCCAGTGAACTGATAATTTTCATTGAGTTGAATGTCGTTACCAATGCACATTGCCGGCGTCATCGTTCGCTCGGAAGCTCGGTTGGATACTTCCAGTTCCGGCGAAAGTCGCACATCTTCAATGTTGTAATACTCGAGCACATTAAACGTCGCAGACAAGCAAGGTAATGGAACTCCGATACCACGCTTGAGAGCATCTGACTGCGCACCCTTAGTTGTGTTAATCATTTCGAGCAAAGCTGGATGCTCATTATGAATACTGTACTCAAGTCTGTCTTCTGCATCTTTCACTGGACAAAGGTTGCACCAAGGTTGTTGCTTGTCGCACAACACTGTGACACTCTTGGGAATTGCAAATGGACTTGTATCCATTGCTGCAACTATCGCTTTGACTTGCAAGCGCTTGTTTGCCCATCGTGCATGACTTGCTTGATGCAAGCCTAATTTATTCGGAGACGCTTTGTCATCGAACATTTGGCCAGAGTGAACTAGTGGAGGAGGTGTCCACTTTTCAACTACATCAAGCAAGGGTAGAAACAGTTGCTTCTCTTGCCCGATCAAGTCATTAACATCACCATGCGGATACTTATTTGGATTGAGTGGAAGAACAACGTTGCCAACCCAAGATGCGAAGTGCCTTAGAGTATCACACAATGAGTGCGCTGCAGATTGTCCCTCATCATCGATGTCAAGACAGACGTAAACTTTCTTGCCATGAAACAGCGGTGAGAACTTTTTATCCCAGTTGCCTTCACCTGCAGTGGTAGTGACTGCTCCGATGTTTGCAGCATTCAGTTCTTTCTGCACAACACGTTGCTTTAACTCTCCACCGAGAATTACAATCGTCGGGTATGCAAGTTGCTTCATCGGCCAAAGACGAATTTCGTTATGGCCTTTGGTACCTTGCATCTTGTCTGAGCCAGGTGCGCCAGGAAGGTACTTCCGAATGTTAACGAACAAGCCATACTCATCAGTGATTGGAATAGTTATCCGACCATGATGCTCACCTAGACGAAGCTCACGAATGTCATCGTCAGTTATTCCGCGATCGTATAGCTCTTTGAGAAGCGGAAATGCCTGCCAGATTTTGGCATGGTAAGATTCAATTACATTTGCATTGATGATCTTTGAAGCGGGTGTTGTGCCGTATCGCTTCGCAAGGTCGACAAGGACTGTCGTGCGATCAGTCTTGAGTACGCCCGCAAGATATGTTGCGAAGTCACCAGTCGACATACATCCAGCGGCAAAGCACTTATAGTTGTGTCGCTTGAGGTCAACGTGACATGACGGGCTATGATCGGAGTGGAACGGGCAAAGAACCTTGACACTGCTTTCGGACACGTAGTCAAACGTGATTCCGTTGCGTTCAAGCTCCGCCAGTATGCTGACTTTTTCTAATGACATACGAAGCGATCCATGCAAGAGTAAAATCCGCGCGACGGCACTAAGCCCAAGGGCAGTTAAACTTAGTTTTACGAACCGTCGCGCGGTTCTCGATCGTGACTACATCTTGTCAGGGTTGTTTGCTAACGAGTCGTTGTATGTCGAGTCGTCAAGGTCATCCATGTCGACAACGATTGCGTTGTCAGCATGTGCCTTCTTCAACTCTTCATGCATCTTCTCGTAGGCAGCAAACATTCCTGCGTCTGTCACCCACGAACTGAGCCCAGACACCATGCTCGGTGCAGTGATGTCCAAACCGTACCAATCACCTTTGCCTGAACCAGGGCGATAGGTACTCGTGGCTTCGAAGATCTGTCCAAACATCGGAGCCTTGCGCATCTTCGCAACGCTGAGTAGCGTGCTTCCCGTTCGATGCTCACCCCTGAAAAAGCTCTGAATGACGGGTGTTCCCGCGCACTCATTGTCGCCGAGAATCATCAAGACGAAGTTCAAGTGCTCTTGGTACTTCATCATGAACTGCGGCGCCTCAGGGCATGGTTCAGCTCGCGAGTTCGGGTCACGACTCTTCTGCGCGAGGATGCTTGACTTGTCGAATGACCGATTGCGAATGGCATCGAGTTGCCCCTTCGTTTGAATCGGGTTCCACAAGCACCACTCGGGAAAGAAGAACAATGGCACGAAATGAAACGGAGCACCTCGGTCACCCGACTTGCCCTTCTCGTCGACCATGATTGGTGCGACAAGTGCCATCTGCGGAACCATCACGACGTCACCAGTGTTGAACGTATCACTGTAGGGTGCTTGTGCCGCCTTTTGGATGATCTTCAACCTTGGTGGCTTGATGAACGCTTGCGCGTTTTCCAAACCAACTGCACCGTGCTCCTCCGTGTACTTCTGCAAGAAGCTCGGAGCGGTCGAGAGTGTTAATGCTCCCGGACGTTGCACTGCAACTTCATTGTCTTTCGCTTTTGACATTTCAATTCTCCAATTTAGATTGTAAGAAAAAGAGTCGGTTCGGACTGCATCAGTCTTCTTCCGTGTATTGGCCTACTTCCTTTCTGCTCGTGAGTGTTACCTTGTAAATCGGCACCAGTCGCTTCGGATCGCAACCTTCAGGAAGTTGCTCACCACGTTCGACTAAGCCCGAAACGTATTCAACAAAGCCAGGAAAATGCACTTGTACAATCGCACTTTCGCCGACCGGTTGATTCCACAGATGTTCAGGAATGTTCAGACTACGCATGAGCTTCTCATAGTTCTCGTAGTCTGTCTTGCGCGAAGGCACAGACAACATCATCTTGACGGACGGACTTGCCGTCACATACAAGGTGCGGATTGGTTCGCCAGTTGCATCAGTCTCGCGTGTCCACATGACGCACAAGGCTTTCTTGACGGTCTCGAGTGTGAGACGAAAGTCCTTGTCTGTGTCCGCTGTTAACTGCTGTGCTTGATTGATTGCGTGTGCAATGTCAGCGAGGTCTCTGATGTCGACTGTCTGACTTGCAAGCACCTTCAACTCTTTGAGTGCCTTATAGATTTCTTCGTGTGCACGCTTGACGGTGTTGAATACTTCAACTGCCTGTTTTGGCATTCCCATACTCGAAAATCCTTCCTGTGTGAAGTTTGACATATGACCTGATCTGACTATCGAACGCAAGCACATTGCAGTATCCGAACTGCCCTGCAAGCTTTGCAACTGTCGTGACAAGCACGATTACATTCCCTGCCAAGAGGATAAGGTCTTGATGCTTGTCGAATCCATTCTCGACTAATCTGCGGAGAACCTCTTCACCATATTCGGGTGTGAAGATACTTGGTCGACGTTCCGCGGCGTCAAACAAGTAGATAATGTCACCAAATTCCTGTGCGCCTCGGATGTCATGTTTGACTTCCTCAACGCAGAACACTTTACTCGTCATCTCTGGCTACTCCGTGCAATACTGCTTTGAGGATGTCTCTGATGTCCGAAATTTCCAACGCGTCTTTCTTCTTCTTCAACACACGCACACGAATTTCTTCGTCGATTGTCTTTGGCACGCAGAGGTCCGTGATTTGCACGGGCACTCGAGTACCTTTGCGATGACTGCGGTCTTCAGCTTGGCTGCGAGTCAAGTAGCTCCATGATTGCGAGTACACAAAGTGCTCATCGCAGTTCGTATCATACCCTTCAGGTTTTCCTGGCGGATAACCAAGCAAGTTGAGACCAGACCCACCCGCTGCAGGATTGCTGATGAACACTTTGCAATTTGGATCGCAATTGAATCTTCGTATTGCCTCCGCACGATCAGCTTCACTTGTGCCACCATAGAAGGATACTACGTTTCTGCCTTCAGCTTCAAGGCGCTCACGGATGGTCAAGATGTCCGGTATCCAATGGCACCAAATCACACTCTTGCTATTTGGATCCTTCTCCTTCAACGCTTCAACGAGTGTGTCGAGCTTTGGGTTCGGAGTGAAGTGCTTGATGCGCCGTTTTTGAATCACCTCTCCGTTGTCACCATAATATGGATCAAGCGGAATAAATCCTGATGTGACTTGTGCAAGCCGCAGCAACTTCGTCAACACGTTGTTGATGACAACTGACGGAGGCGCATCATCACGCAAGAGGTCTTGATCGATTTCAGCCATGAGTGAAGTGCTGAGACTGTTATATGCATCAGTCTGCTTTGCACCCATCGAACACTCGAGCACTCTGTAGAGCTTATCAGGCAAGTCAGGGAGTGCATCTTTCTTCTTGATGATGAAGCTATAACGAGCAAGACGTTCTTTCATGAACGGCAAATTCTGAATGCCAATCAGCTTTTCGTATCCACCCGTGCTTTCGTCCTTGATGTAGACACCGTAGAAATTCTTGAATGCCTTCCACGTTGTGAACCCACTTGCACCTTTGCCGAGAAACTCGAGCTGACTGTAAAGGTCAAGCATCGTGTTGCCAATCGGAGAACCTGTCAGCAAAAGCTTTTTGGTTGAGTGCTCGCGCAACACGTGACTCGCACGCGTGCGTTTTGAATTTGGTGCTTTGATGCTGTGACCTTCATCGAGGGTAATCAAATCCCACTCGAGGGTCATCAATGCTTCTTGCATGCGCGTCATGACTTCGTAACTGCAAATCACTGCAGTGTATTTGTCGCCATTCATCGGAGTGAGTGCGTCAATCAGCAACTTGATGCGGTCAACGTTGTCACCACGCAAGATTGTCGCGCGACCATGCACGGTCGAGAACTTTTCCAACTCTTCAACCCAATTGGTTCGAACCTGCTTTGGGCATACGATCAATGATCTATGCATGCGTCCATTGCACTTCGACGCTTCCGTGTTGATGTGACTAATCACGCACGGAGTTTTGCCCGTGCCTTGCTCCATGAAGAGCGCATATCCCGGAGTGAGCAGTGAAGCGGCAGTTGCCACACGCTGATAAGGTGTAAGCGGAAAGTCTGCATGGCTCGACATTTGATGCGCAGGAACAGACTTGTCTGCGTGGTATGTTGCCGACATTTCACTGATGCGAGCATACGCGATTGACGACGCGATCAGATAGTCGTATTGCAGCTGAGCATCTTCGCCAATGAACTCAAGTTGTTCGGGTTTCCAAAGTGCATTGATGACCGTCACAGTGATGTCAGTAGCACCGAATTGCCAAGTGTCTGACTTTCCACCAGTGAGAACTTTGCGCTCGGGTACACGCACGGGAAAATGAGAACGTGCGGGATAACTTGCCCATGTCCATTTCGTTGGATCATGTGCAGTCACTGCGTGAATTTCGCAGATGAAGTAATTCCCATCCAAGCGGATGGTCATTCGATCGGTCTCGTGAAGCGCGATTGGCTTCAGAAGAGCAGCAGTTGCTGACGTGAGCGGTTTCATTGTGATGTGACCTGATTGTGATGGTGACTCGGAAGCTTCTTTCCGCAGAGGTCATTATACCATGAATCGCCCTCAAAGTAAATAGCCTTTGTCAACTATTTTGAAGAAATTTTTAGCCACTTCCCCAGAGGGCAACTTTGATCCGCCCACGCGAGCTTTTTGACGAACCCCTGAAGATTTGTGATTGAGCACCCGCAGTCGGGATGTGTGCAGTGTCCGATTGTTGGATTATCCCGATCAGGCAAATACAATTCGCACTGATGACAAATCGCAAGACGCTCGTCGATTTCTTCTTGCGTGCACGTAGGCAATCCTGCAAGCGCGTGACCGATCGCGGCGACTGCGAAATTTGCAAGACGCTTGTGCAGTGGCGGAAGTGGTGGTGCGACCGGACGCTTCGGACAGTTTCTGTGCTGACCCTCTCGACCTGGCCGAGTGCAGTGCGGGCAAACAAAATCCGGCGGAAGCAACACGCAGTCATTTGAAAAATCAAGGGTCATCTGAGAATGTCAATTCTATATAACCACCAACATCAGGTGGCACATTTCCAGGGCCTATTGGCTGGGACCAGTCATATGTTAAGCGACAACCAGCTTGGCCATTGGACGAATAGCTTCCATCATCAATTAGTCTAAATGTTCCTGAACCACAGTCAACCATAGAAGATGTAGCGATACTTCCAAGCGTGTCATCATTTCCACCGAAGGGATAGCGACGAACACCATCCCAGTAAATCTTATCGGCGTCTGGCATCACCGTGTTGATTTGGCCAGTCTCAATGTTTCCCATTGCGTCAGGAACTTGTGGGTCGACATAATCAGAAGTGCTGTAGAGTCGCACAATGTAATAACTACGCAGGCCTGCAGGATTATTTGGGTGTGGCACATTATCGTAATCTTCCATCACGATAACATCCAAGCAGTTCATCGCGCACGTTCCAGCAATGCTGAACTTATATCGCCATAACACACCGGCGACGTTGCTGTAGTAATTATACGCAGTGAAAATCGCTCCTTGCAGTTCACACGTCCAGTCGCCATTGAACTCAGCACACTTTTGGCAAGGCTTGACTCCTGTGTACATGTCATCGCGCCCAGGCGGATAACTCTCTGCACCAGAGATTTTCACATGCGCATATTTTTTCGGTTTAGCGTTGCAGCCAATCCAATACCCGGCAGGATAATCAAAGTTGCAGGAGTACGCGTGATAAACTGCGACTTCTGCATCTGAGAAAATCGTGCCTGAGTACACAACATTGTCAAAGCCAACCAAGTGTGTGTTGTTCGTCCCTGTTATGAGCGCGAACTTATCACCTCCAACGGGTGGATCAGGAATCTCTGCGTACTGCACACCCAATGTTCGACCGTACCCACCAACAATTGTGCCTGTAGTCACCATGATGTGACCATCACCAGTTGTCGTCACATTGCAAATACCGTAGAACAACCATTTGTACATACCATAAAGTGTTCCACCATCACGGAGAACAGTGTCGATGCCATCACGTCGTGAGATTACTTTTGCTGAACTCCTGGCCCACTCTTGGCCAAGGTATATAGTCGGATCATCAACATCGAAAACTGCTGGACCAATATCGATGATCCATTCACCGCAGTCATAGTTGTCTGCGTCTAAGAAGTTACAAGCAATGCGAATCATTTGATATATCGGGCCAGGATAGTTGCCGACTTCAGGTGCACTTTGATAGCTTGTGCTCGCACTTGTCTTCCAACTAACATTTCGAATTGTTGCGCCCATTCCCGGCGTTGTGATGTCGTAGCCTTTGATAAGTTTGCCGATCGTATCCGCTTGAAATGCTGGATAGCCTACAAAATCACCTTCATAGTTACTAGTGAAGATTGGATACGCGTGCACGGCTGGAAGTATTTCACCTTGAATCAACTCCATTCCGCACGTGCTTATCCAAAATCCAACGGGAAGTATAGGGTCACCAGGTAATTGCACACCTTCACATATCGGGCAAAATGTAAAGCAAGTCTTGCAGTTTGCTTTATCAGCACCTGCTTGAATGTCCCAATGCGAAATATCAACCGGACCGCTTACACACTCGATGCCAGCAGTCTTAATATCCGGCAAAGTTGGATGTGTCTCTGCAGGCGGGACAATTAGACTGTATGTTGTCTCTAGTGTATCGACAAACACCAAGTCAACACCAAAACCACCATTGCCATAACATGTTCGCAGTTCGTATGTCGTGTTAACCTCGGTTAGTATTGATGATGAACCTCCAGCAAGCACGGAGTCAACACCGTCTTTGCTGTGTCCAAGTGTAAGATTGCTTTCTGCTCCGCATGTCAACTCGGAGTAGTAGTAATCATTTTCATCGGTCCATTTCACGATCGCGCGAATCACATCGCCTACAGCTCGAAAGCGAAATGCAACAAGTGTGTATACACCTGGGCCAGGCGTTTCGGTGTCGCACGTCACAATTGCATTGCTATGCAAGTTGAGATAGTTGTCCTTTATCTCTGACGTACCTGACTCTTTTGTCCAGCCGCAGGTTGAGCCTTCAGTGATGTCGTCATTGTCAGGTCGATTGAAGTTGTCAGTGCATTGTGAACATCCACCACACTTAAAGCAGTCCGCATCGCTCGGACCAGGCGGAATAACGTCATCAGGTGGACCACCACCTGGAAATGCTGAGACACCGAACGTGTCTGGAGAGAAGTTGTCTTCTGCGAAGGTATCACCTTCATTAGCAGTAGACTGCACTTCTATTGTGAGTGGAGGAACTACGGGTGTGCCGCACCCAAGACCTACGACGACCATACTAGCACTCCCATGGTTCTGCATACCAATAGCCATCAATGGCTGTGATTTTGCAAAACTTCGCTGTTGGAATTGTTATGCTAGTGCGATTGCAGACTTTGATAACGATTTGAGTATTGGTCTCTGCACCAGGTAGGCCGGACCAAATTTCAAAGTCAGCAGATTGTCCTGGCGCAAGAGGTTGACCACCAGTTTTGATCTTGCCAAGACGAACGTCTGCACCACGTGATGCAACTACCCATGCAAACGTTGGATCAGAACCATCGAAAGTCTTTTCAAGCGCGAGACAAATTAGCCCTGTTCCACCAAGGTTAATGCCAAGACTGTCTCGCATTGGTCCACACATTCGACTAGGGATCGGCACAGAGTTAGGACCACTTGATTCGATCTTCAAACGCGTCGGAATATAATCTCCGATTGCTCGGCAGTAACCTTTACCACCCATCGCTTGAGAGATTTTAGTTTCACCATTCGTCAAGTACAATAACGCCGTTTGGTCTTTCTTTGGACTAACTATCCCATGAATAGGTGGAGTTTGCGGATCTTCATCCTGCCCGGGCAAAGAAGACTTCAGTGTGAATACTGAGAAGGGCTCAATGTTAACGGTATCGCACACGCATGGCCACCATGCAGGTTCGTTGACATAGCGATCCCAAACGCCGATTGTGTCTGGGTCGTGATAACCGTCTACATTGTATGCAGCGACCTTTACCGCTTGCACTAACGCGTTATAGTTCTCGCGCGTTTGCGGTTCACCTGGAGCCTTTGGGCGTAGCTCATCTGGTTGCATTAGGGACCAGGTGGTGGAGGTGCGAGACCTAATAAGAAGGCGGGCAGAAGAGACGTGATGTCACCTTCAGCAAAGTTCTTGTATTCGTAGGGTGCGCCAGTTGTATCATCGGTGGTGTAAATCTTTTCGTACTCTTGTGTTGACTTACGCAAGTAGGCATTCCAACCATCCACGTTGTTCTTGATGCCATACTTAAGAACGTACTCCCACTTGTGCTTCGCATCATTTGCAGCATAGTCTTCATCTGACTGCGGCATTTCCAAGTAGTTGAGCGGAGACGACAGCAAAAGCAGTTGTCCTTTTGTGAAAGTCTGATTGAGCATCTTGATTGCTTGATCGTCCGCATTGACTTTGCCGATCAAGTCTTGGTACTCAACAACATCAAAGTTTTCAGCGAAGATGTTATTGAATCGAACTGTATAAGACAGTCCGCGAATTTGTTCGCCAGGCGATTCTTTTTCAATCAGTTGTGTGTACGTGTCATCGTCGTTCTTCCACCAAAACTTGCGGTAGTCAAGCACTTGGAACTGAACAGTCGGCTCGATTGATTCAAGCACGAAGCGCTCAAACTGTGTTGTGCTGTATTTGAGTGTGACAAGTGTTGTCGGATAATCAAGTGCTTCATCACCTTCGAGTGCTTCGGCCTTCTCTGCAAATGGTTTCATGCTTGCACCTGCAAACATGGCATCACTCATCCAAGGCCACGAACGCTGACCATTACGAATGCTTTCAATTAAAGCGAAGCGCTCATCGGTTGCAACTCGCACAACGACGGATGCTTCAAAGCTTTTATCACCCCACTCCTCAGAGCGTGTGTCGTGCTCTTCGCATGCAGATACAGTGTCTGACCACTCAACTGGGCCAGACTTAACTGCTTTTGCACGAGGCACGTACTTAGGCTTCTTTGCCATTATGCAAGCGCTCCTGGCTGGGGCAGGTTCTTAGTGTTGTTCGCAACTTGCTCTGTGCCCATCGCCATGTTCCGAAGCACTTCCAATACTTCTTCGAATGTGACTTGAGCTTTTGCAGCATCATTGCTGCGCTTCTCTTCAGCCTCTTTTATAACATCATCAAGCATCCGGTTTCCTGCTGCACCAGACGAGAGGCGAGTATAAAATGCTTCGAGCCCTTCAAAGGTGCCGACCAAACTGCCTTCACTCTTTGGTACCTCAGTTGCATTGTAACCTTTGCCCGAGCCTTTACTTTTTCCAGGGCCAACTCCACCTGCGTCTTCTGCGAACATTTCATCTTGCGCTTTTTTCGCGGCTTGCTTTACTGCTCGGCGCTTATCAACTTCTGCAAGGACTGCTTTTTCTTTCGCGATCTTTGCATCACGATCGATTTCAATCCACTTATCTTGCGCCTCTGCAAGAGTGATCTGACCTGTGTCCCACTGATGCGCAACTGCCGCTTTGCGAAGCAAGGTGAAGAGACCTTCGAGCGAACCTGCAAGAGTGTTTGAGGTTCCCGTCATCACTGACCAGATGGAATTCAAACTCTTGAATGATGCTACAAGCGCGTCGACAATTTCTTTGAAGCCTTTTGCACCACCTCCAGCTTCTAAGTATGCTTGCAACCAAGTGCCGGCACTGGACACATCAGCAGAAAGTGCTGCAGAGATTTCAGCAAAGGCATCAACAAGTGCGATTCGTATTTTGACAATCGTCTCATAGATGGGCAGGAACTTTTTGCCGAACTCTTCAGACGACTTATCAACTCGGTTTTGCAGCATCTCCATTTCACCAAGACCTGTCTCTGCAATCTTTGCAGCAGTTCCTTGGTTCTGTGCGTTCAGCAGTTGGATAATCATCTGCTGTGCTTTGCCGAGTGCACCTGAGTTCTGTGTCTCAGTGATGCGACGAATTTGCTCAGGGTTCGCACCAGCCTCACTTGCACCTGCCATCGGGTTCTTGAGCATGTGTGCAACCTTCGCACCTGCTTGCTCAAGAGTCTCACCCGTCTGTGCAGCAAGATCAGCAGCAGCTTTGAGACCATCCTTGAATGCATCACCAGAGATATTCTTTGCCTTGAGAAACATCAACTCTACAGCGCGAGAAGCATTCTCACTGTAGATTGTTGTTCGGCCCATCTCTTCATTGAATGCTTCAAGTTGCTTTTTCGTGAAGCCAGTTTTGTTGCCACTGTTCTCGAGCACTGAATTGAGCCGGATCATCTGGCGCTCGAGTGCTTGAGCTTTGTCTACGGACGATGCAATGTAGTCACCCAGTGCTGCAATACCTTGACCGACGTGCTCGAGCAACGCAGTTCCAACTGCAGCTGCACCGCCGATAACAACACCTTGTGCAAAGTCTTTGAGCATGCTCGCTGATTGCGTGAGCGACTGCTTGAGACCGGCATTGTTGCCCGTGATTTGAACTACAGCAGAAGTTCCTGCGGCTCCACCCGTACTCATTTTAAGCCTTTAGATTTTCGCCAAGCATCGAGCTCAGCTAGGGTGTTGAACGTCATAGTGCCTTCGACTTGCTTTTCATCACCAACATCACCAAGCATAACCATTTGCTGGTAACGTGTCATGTCGGCAATCTGCTCAGGTGTCCAATGATACAGTTTGGCAAGTCCTTGGTACACTCGAAGCTTTGTTACGGACGGGTCTTCGGGTGGTGTCGCGCTTTTTTTGAGCTTACCTTTGCTCCTGGTTTTTTAACCTTTTGAGGAACGTGGTTCGTGTGAGAGAACGTCTCGTTGATAATCCGCAGATTCCGCGGATCGCGCACAATGGGCGCAAGAAACTCTTCGGTTAGATCTGGTTGCAGCTTCCGCAATGAGACATAGCAAAGATGTGTCATGCCTGCAAGCGTTGCCATTATCTCTACACCACGCGGCGAAAGAAATGTAACGGTGCAAGCTTCTCGTTGAGCTATTCTTAGAGTCTCATCACGTTCTTCTTGTGTCGCACCTGCAGAGAGTGAACGTCGTGCAACATCAATAATTTTGAACTGCAACCACTCATCGAGCTCATCGAGGTCTTTGTCGCTTAACGGCGAGAACTGGTAAATCGTTCCATCTGTAAACTTGATCGGTACGGACGCGCCTGTTATCTTCGCGGTCATGCCTGTTTCCTTTACTCTTCTTCGGTAATTGGAACTCCTTCGGTGTCGACTAGCTCTTCTTCTGCACCTTCAGCAACGATCGCTCCTGAAGCCGGCCAGTATGCCACGCCACCAGGTGCTGTGATAGCTCCAGCAACTGGCACAGCCGCACCATTGTCAGATGCCATACTGAAGTTCACGTTGTAAGTGATGATGTCGCCTGTCTCGATGTTCACGTTGTAATTCGAGAAGTCTCCAATGAGACCATAGTTCAACTGCCAGAACAACGTGGGATTGACGAATGCTTTGATCGCACAGAATACACCAGGTGTCATGCCGACAAGTTTGGTGACGTCCGCTTCGTCCAATGTCAAAGACAGATTCCAGTCGATCACGCCGGTCGTGCGTGATTTGAAACCACCTGTGCAACTGTTCGCAAATTCTTTCAAGTTCACGAGCACATTGAGTGTTGCTTGTTGAATGCACGGCGACTGCACCGCACCACCAACTGGAGTAAACTGCCAAGGTGCACACGCAGACGATCGCGTGGTGTTCGGAGTGGATGCATCTTGTACCAATGCAGAGTTGGCAATCAATGGACCTGTTCCGACCATGTTATACACGGTCGATACAATTTCATCTGTCACCCAGTTCCAAGTGGTTGACAGTTGTTGGATCATCGCTGGGCCTTCTGCGCAAGGACCAGACGAACCAACAATGCCATCTTCCGGGCCAGGATACCCGATGAATGCTCCGGCATCTCCAGGCAAAGCGACAGGCACACCACCATACTGCCCGAAGGTGCCGTTCCAATCGAAGATGCCTGGTCGTCGACCAGTACCACCCTTGGTATTGGATGCCACGAATGTTTTCAACTCACTCGTGATTGACGTCTGCCAATTGCGAATGGTAGAAAGTGGCGCACCTTTGAAGCTAACTGCACCATGTTGGCCGGACATTGGGCATGTGGCAGAAAGAGGCATAGCTTAAATTCCTTGCGTAAAGCGGAGCAAGTCCGCAGTCGTGAAGTTCATTTCAATTTGAAACGTCCACAGTGATGACCAACCTTTGATGCCTCGATTCAACTCAGCGTTGCTTAATCCTTCGCTAAGTCCTGACCACATCATCCGTGTTACAAATGGTTTGTTGTTCCATTTGAGTGCTGCAATCGCCGACTCACCTGCGATAACTGCCGCAAACAATGCCCACTGCACGGGATACAATTTGAAGTTGATTCGAAAGTCGCCAGTTGTCAGCAGCCATTGATATTGTCGTGTGATGCCTGAGCCACAAGAACTGCTATGCGATTTGATGTCTGAGGTGCCGACACTAGTCAGCAACAACTCAGGCATATCTGCAACTGCAATCTCTTCCTTGATTGGTGAACGGTCTTGCGCCTTGTTGTACTTTATTAAGTTGCCGGGCTTAACCAGTGCGGTAAGTGGTACACTCGCTTCTGCAAGAGACCACAACTCATTGAACACCAATGTGAATGGATCAGCGCTTGGTGGATTAGGGGTTGGTGACATGCGCTGCTTCACCTAAGTCTTTGTTTGCAACATCCGTCATTTTCTTCAGCAGTGCAGGATCAGGCGTTGCAATAATTTCTCTTTTCGGATTATGTCCCATTCCAAAATTATGGAACGAAGCAATATCCGCGATTGTTGTTTTGCTAGTTCCGTGTGGTGCTCCACCACCGTATCCAACAGTTACTGAAAAATCACCAAACTGCTGGACCGCACCTGCCGTACTTTGAAAAGCAGGTTGAAGTACCATGAACAATAAGCCGGTGTCACGCAGAATAGCAACATTTTGTCCCTTCCCACGCCGTCTACGAATTGTTGCGGGTTTAAGGGCTGGCCAATCACCTCCACCTTTGCTGTACACATCGAAGCGATTCATCGCCCATGCACGATACAAGAAACCCCATTGCTTCAAGATCTTCATAACGACTGGACTGTTCGTTGAAGTCAATCGACTGAATAAACTAAGCCCAGTCAATTTCAATTCAACAGTTACAGCCATGACAACTTGGTCCTCTACCTAAAAAACCCCGCTGCACAAATCTTTTCAGACTGCACAGCGGGGTGGCACCGATGACAACACCTGGCGGAGTGTTGATTCAACGTTGTGCTATTGACCAGCGCCCTCTTCGACGTGTTCCGGATTACTCAGGTCCGGAGGATTCTCCGACGTTTCGGATTGGTTCATGGACAACGGCGTTCCCGTGATTGCCGTGCATTCAACCAACACACCCGGTCGGGTGCAAACGAGCAAAGGATTCGACTGCACATGCAGTTCAATTCCCATGTCCCAATCCATCGGGCGTTGCTTGGCATATACTGCCTTGCCCATGGTGTTGACGGTCTCGATGAAGTTCGCGGGAGCGTAATTCTCGAGGAAGATGTCCGACGTTCCTTCCGGGTAGAAATAGATGTGCGTCGGAGGAATAAACGAACCGTCACCATTGAATGCCGTACCGATCTTACCACGGTACTCTTCGAAGTTCACACCACCGTACTCGAACTCGCCACGCACATGGGAAGCGCGCAAGAACGACGAGTCGTCTTTGCGGAAGTACGCATGGTTGACTTCCGTCGAACCGGAGATAGCATCGTAAATGGTCGAACCGCAGATGGCACGAATGCCAGTGTAGGTCGACATACCAAGGGCATCCTCGATCATACGACGAACGTTATTGCACATGGTCTTAACCGCGCGCGTGGTGTTTGCCGTGAAGTCAAGCGTGATGGTCGGCTTCGCGATACCAAACTCGGCGAACCAATCGTAGATGACCGTGAGGTCAGCATCGAGCACCTTGCCGTTCAACGCACCAATGCGCATCCATTCTTGGGTCGTCTCCATGGCTTGACGCATGCCGGACAACTTGTCGTTGACCAAGCCGGCGACAGCTTCGACTTCGGTCTCCGAACCGAAAGCACGAATGTTCTGCACGTCGTCGGCGAACACGTTACCAATCAAGGGAACGTGAGGCACAACGAACGAACGTGCTTGGCGCTTCTTGCCACCATACACGTTGGGATTGGAACCACGAGCGGCGGTCGGAACGACGAAGAGCTTTCCACGCTCTTCCTCAACGACGATGCTTGTGGTCGTGACACCCTTCTTTTTGAAGATATTCAACTGGCCGAGGCGCGACGGCACGTACGGCAGTTTATTTACGGCGGCAGTTAACGAAACTACCCCATAAACGTCGGACTTGAACACGTCGAGCATAGGCATAGCTGGACTCTCCTAGTAAAGAAACACGTTACTTGTTTTAGTTTTCGCCAACTGCAAGTGGTGCGTTCGACATTTGCGTTGGTTCTCGTACTAATCGAAAACCAAAGAAAGCCATCTGCACAAACATTTGAATCATGTCAAATGCCACACCAGCATAATCTGTTGTGGGCATCATACTGAAGTTGACAATGCATGGTCCACGACAAACGATCGGAATGTTGCCAAGCACTTGACCACCCAACCCGTCATCGTAAACATCAACATCGTTCATCACGAACCTGAGCAAGTTGCCTGTCACACCTGCGATGACTGCAGCGGATGCGAGTGTTCCGTTTAGCAAGATCGGATACCCTGCCGGAATTTTTGGCATCGGTGAACCTGCAAAACTAATGACTTTCTTCGACTCGATGCAATAGTCCGCATTCGGCAGCAACTGTATGAATATGCTACCGCCATCGACGGGATCATTCGGACGTGCATTGAGAGGTTTTACGGTCATAATAGTGCTCTGTATCCAAGTGCTTCAAGTCGTGCGGCCCATGCAACCTTGTCGTATTTCACACCCTTCCAGTCACTGTCAGGCAAAAAAGCCATACTAATGGTGTTGCGCCCCCGCACAAGAACACCAACATAGTTTGGCCCACTGATTGGGAAGCACCATGCAATGAGGTCATCTAAAAGTAAACCAGTGCAAAGTGCAATGTCTTTCGCCTGCAACGGTGAAAAGTTTAGCAAGGGTGTACCTGACGGCAATATAAGCACGTCTGGCACATTGATCGTTTGTCCTTCGCGATTGTATTCTTGCGGATACGACTCAACTAACCAAGGAGCACCTGTCAGGTCAGTATATGACCATTTATTGTGCTGCCCACTTGGGATTGTTGCAGGCTCGTCGAATTTAATTCCGGCCGGCATACGTCACTACTTCTTCTTTGGCTTCGGCTTTGTTGCTGGGAGCGTCAACTCCGTGCCTACAGGTAACGTTGGCTTCTGACCCTGGCTGGGCTTCGCATTGCCTGGTAGCTTGATCGTTGTGCCTGGCGGAAGCACTGGGTGTTGCCCTGGAGCCAAACCTAAACCCTCGGGGAACTCCAAGTCCGGCGGAATTGTGATCTTCGTGTGCGGCGGAATAACGATCGGTTGACCAGGCTTTGCCGTCGGCAACTTCACACCAGGTGGCAAGTCCAACTTGAAGCCCGGTGGCAGTTCAATCGGTTGTCCGACCACTGCATCTTCGATGTCCGTCGGTGGAAGTGTGTTATCAACTTGTCCTTCCGGCGGAGGCACAGTCTCGTCAACCGGCGGAAGTGTGTTATCGATTTCGCCTGCGGGAGGTGCGACTTCTTCACTTGGTGGCAAGGTGTTATCAACTCCGCCTGCGGGAGGTTCAACTTGTCCTTCCGGCGGAGGCACAGTCTCGTCAACCGGCGGAAGTGTGTTATCGATTTCGCCTGCGGGAGGTGCGACTTCTTCACTTGGTGGCAAGGTGTTATCAACTCCGCCTGCGGGAGGTTCAACTTCACCTGCGATCGGAGGTTCAACTTCCGTCTCTTCCGCCGGCGGCGGAGTCTCGTCAACTGGAGGCACTTCTTCTTTCGGAGGCACGACCGGAGGCACTTTGTCAACTGGGGGAGGTGCTTGCCCGTTTCCTTCACCTTCAGCGCCGAGTGTTTCCATTCGACCTTGTGTCGTCTGTTGAATTGGCTCACGCCGTACAAAGTAACCCGATGCTTGCAAGTCCGTGATAAGATCTGTGACCACAATGTCGGGATCACCCGTCAAGGTATGCAATGGCAGTGCATCAGCATTGATGATGCTGTGACTACCTGGACGAAGTACAGCAGTCTTCACTCCCAAACTAGCTGCAGGCAACCATGTATCCCTTAAGATGATACCTGTGATGATGTTGTCTGGTGCAACAACAACTACACCGTTCGTGTTGTCAATGCACATAC